CGCACGAACCATAAATTTGCCAAAAAAGGTTTACATTTGAAATAAAAAACTATGCAGAAAAAAGTTACAATCAGGGGAGAGGAGTTCACGCTACGAGACAGCGGTATCACTCTCGAAACGTGGTTAGCTGGTGTTAATCATGAGAATCATTCTGATGCTGTGAAGGAGCTTACCAGGAAGGGTGATGTCTTACAGCTTATCCCGGAGGAGGACAATAAGTATGACAGGTTCGCTCTGATGGTTGTGGCGAAGGGTGCGCACATTGGTTATGTCCCGGACAACAATTTTACTGTTCAGGGGAAGGAAAGGATTTTCAAGGGGCTGTATGCTGGCGAGCCTTGGGTTGCGTATGTTAAGGAGAAGCGCAAACCGAGTGATGAGTTCCCTTTCTATAATGTGTTTGTCGAGATAAAGCAGTATGAGGAGAAAAAGAAGCGATCTTGGTTGTGGTAATGTTTACCGTGAAGCCTCTGATATTCAGGGGCTTTTTTATTAAGGTTGAAAACTATTCCTTTGAATGTTGATAGGATTTATGGATATTAAGAGTATCATATCCCTTAATATTCTAATTTGTGGGCAAATTGCAATTGATGCCTACAATAAATCTTGGTAATAGGCGCAAGAGGGAGAGGACGGTCAATAAGACTGCTCTTCAATCTTTTTATAACACTCCACGTTGGAAGCGGTTGCGCTCTGCCAAGTTCCGTGAGAATCCTCTTTGTGAGAACTGTCTTGCAAAAAACCCTTCTGTTGTCCGGCAGACTCAGGAGGTTCATCACATTATGCCGATAGATATAAACAATCCTGACGAGGCGCTCATCTTTGATTATGACAATCTCAAGTCATTATGTAATGAGTGCCATTCTATTATTCATGGCAAGTTAAGGGGACAGAATCCTATTGAGGCTAAAATAGCAGAGAGAAGGGAAGTCCGATGATAGAGGTGACAGAGAAATACTGCAAAGACGTACTTGAGGAAAGGATACCATCGGGGGTTAATCTCCGCAATGCTGTCAAGAGGTATATCGAGGATCGCAAGAATGGTTGGGTGTTCCGGGAGGACAAGGTTGAGAAGGTGGGTAAGTTCATCCATAAGCTGAAGCATTTCACGGGGAAACATAATAAGCAGAATTTCAAGTTAGAACCATGGCAGGCTTTTATCATAGCTAATCTCTACGGGTTCTATAATCAGGACGGCACTCGCAGGTTCCAGACGGCTTATCTTGAGATGGCACGGAAAAACGGCAAGACAGCTCTTGCCAGCGCACTTGGGCTTAATGGGCTTGTTAATGATGACGAGCCTGCTGCCGAAGTGCTTTTTGCAGCTAACTCAAAGGATCAGGCAAAGATCGCTTTCAACCTTGTTTATGGATTTACCAGAGGGTTGGACCCGGACATGATTTTCCTTGAGAGGCTTCGTAGTGATATTATCCTGCTGGAAAAACGTGAAGGCAAGCCTTATAACCGCAGAACCAATGCTTTTATCAAGACGCTGGCTGCTGATTCAGATAAAACAGATGGTTATAACTGCTCAATGGGTCTTATAGACGAGTTTCATGGCGCACCCAACACACAGGTAAGGGATGTTATCCGCTCCTCACAGGCTATGCGTGAGAATCCCATGCTTGTCACAATCACCACTGCTGGCTTTGACAAATCTTTACCCTGTTATGAGTTACGCACCGTTGCGAGTGAGATAGCTGCCGGGATTAAGCATGACGAGTCCTTCTTCGGTGTTATCTACACTATGGATGACGGTGATGACTGGAAAGACCCGGCTAACTGGCCTAAGAGTAATCCTAATCTTGGCATCACTGTCAACAGGGAATTTATTGAGAAGCAGGTGCTTCAGGCTGTCAACTCACCCAATGACGAGGTAGGTGTTAAGACAAAGAACCTGAATGTATGGTGCGACAGTGCCACGACATGGATAGCTGATCAGTACATAATTTCCTCTACAAAAACACTGAATTTCGATGATTTCCGGGGTGAATTGTGCTATGTGGGGGTGGATTTGGCCTCAAACCAAGACCTGACGGCTGTTGCTTTCCTGTTTGTTAGGGACGATAAATATTATTTCTTCCTTAAGTATTACATGCCTGCTGATGTTCTTTCTAATAAAGTACATGCTGATATGGAACTTTATAGACAATGGGCGGGTAATAAATATCTTGATATAACGGCTGGCAATGTGACGGATTACAATTATATCACCCGTGACCTGCTGAAGAACAACGAAAAAAGCCCCATTTACAGCATCCTTTATGATAGATGGAATGCGACACAATGGGCAACTACATGTACCGAGATGGGGTTAAAGGTGATTCCATTTGCTCAGTCACCTGGCAATTTTAACTATTGTACAAAATCATTTGAACGGTTGATGCTAGGCGGCTATGTTATTCTTGACGATAATCCTGTCACTCGCTACTGTTTAAGAAATGTTGAAATCCGCAAAGACATGCATGGTAATGAGAAGCCAAGCAAGTCGTCCGAGAAGAAGAAAATTGACGGTGTTATTGCCATGTTGCAGGCATTAGCAGGGCATATTGAGGCAACAACCAATTATCGCGGCACAAATATATTCTGAGATGAGTGTATATAAAAGGATATTGAACGTATTTAAACCTGAAAAAAGAAGTATAAGCTACGGCCCCACCAACGCTGTCGGATTACCATACCTGTTCCCGTCCTACTCACTATCTGTCACGCTCTCGATGCAGCTCTCGGCTGTTTACAGATGTGTGGAGGTGATAAGTGATGCGGTGGCGAGCCAGATGTGGGAACTGTTTGAATATTCCGATAAAGACGGGTGGAAAATCAATCATACTGACCCAACTGTGTATATGCTCAACTACAATATAAGCCCTGCCATGAGCAAATGGGTGATGATGAAAACTGTTATTGCCAAGATGCTTCTGGATGGTACCGCTTACATGGTCATAAGAAGACCCATTGATATGGGTGATCCTACATCACTGGAGCTGGTCAATGATGTAGTTAAAATATTCCAGAGGGATGACGGCACGGTTTATTATGAGATTGACAGGCCGGGTGATAAGCCTATCATAATAGATGATCAGGACATGATACACATACCGAACTTCACTTATGACGGTATAAATGGTGTTTCAACGCTTCGCCATGCAGCTAATACGCTTGCTCTGGCATATTATTCAGAGTCAACGGCACAGGGGTTCTTCTCATCGGGTGCAAATATGGCGGGGATCCTTCAGGTCTAAAGATAAGGCCGATGCTATCAAGGAGAGCTGGCGGCAGGCATTTAACATCTCATCCGGGGAGCCGGGAGGGATAGCAGTTATGGAGGGTGGTTTGACATTCAGCCCTGTAACTATCAACCCGAAAGATGCTCAAATGTTAGAGACCCGGCAGTACAATGTGGTGGATATTTGTAGGTTTTTCGGTGTTCATCCCTCAAAAGTGTTTGATGACAAGAATTTAACTTATTCAAATATTGAGAGTTTCCAGTTAGGATTTTATACAGACACTATCGGCCCGCTTAACTCGAAGATCGAGGCCGAGTTCAACCGCAAGCTCTTCCGTCCGGGCAAACGCAGGACACGTAAGTTAAACCTGAACATGGATGAGCTACTAAAAGCTAATCTTGACGCTAAATCAAATTATTACCGTAAGATGTTAGAGACCGGAGCTATATCACCCAATGAGATAGCCGATAAGATAGGGATGCCGAAGGTCAAGGGAGGTGATCGTAGGTACGTTCCCATGAATTTAATCCCGGTGGATGCACCAATTACACAGAATAAACAGATGGATAAGAATTTAAAAGTTGAAGATAATGGAAAAGGAGATAAGGATAATACCGAGTGAGCTTTCTGAGTTCAGAGCCACAGGCAAGGGCAGGAAGATAGAGGGCTACGGGATAGTCTTTAACAGCGAGTCAAGGGACTTGGGCGGGTTCGTTGAGATAATCACACCCGAAGCTATTAAGGGGGTTATTGAGCGGAGTGATGTTCTTGCCCTGCTGAACCATAACCAGGACAGGGGCCTATTGGCACGAAGCACTAACGGCAAGGGTACGCTGAGCCTTGATGCTGATGAGAAAGGGCTTAAATATTCATTTACCGCACCTAAGACTACTCTTGGTGATGAGGTTGTTGAGGGTATCGAGCGGGGTGATATACGCACATCGAGCTTTGCATTCAGTGTTCCCAAGGAAGGATGGGGCAGATGGGGCGAGACAGAGGACGGCAGGGACTTGAGGATAATTGAGCAGTTCGACAGGATATTTGATATATCACCTGTTTACCGGGAGGCTTATGAGGATACAAGCGTAGCACTCAGGAGCCTTGCTGAGATTAAAGAGAAGATTAAGGAGGTCGAGCAGAGGACGGAGGAACCGGAAGCTGCTGCGGAAGTCGAGACTAAAGATGTGGAGCCGGATGCAGGGAGTGCTGCACCTGAGCCTACTACTGATGAGGTCAGAGCGGAAGAGCAGCCGATAGAACCAAAGGAGGAAGCGAACCCCAAAAGTATTAATAATTTAAAAATAGATAGTATGAATGTTTTAGAGTTACGTAATGCCAAAACTGAGGCATATGAGGAAAACAAGAAACTTTTTGATCTTGCCAAGACAGAAGGTCGTCCACTGACGACTGATGAAGAGCAGGTCATAAAGTCGAATGTTCAGAAGATGGAAGAACTCCGTCTTCAGATTGAAACAGAAGAGAAGATGTCCGGATCGGGCAGGTTTGTTGGTCCTTTCATTAAGACTAGCAACGAGAAGTTTTCTCTTCTGAAGGCTATTCTTGCAAAAGCAGAGATGAGGGAGATGCCCACCGCTGCAAGCAAGGTGTTTGAGATCGGCAAGGAAGAGATGCGCAGGTGTAACATGGGTTATTCCGGTGATATTGTCATTCCGACATCACTGCCGAAAGAGTTTCGTGCTGGTGACATAATTGTTACTGGTTCTTCCAATAAGGGGGAACAGATAGTCGCTACCGACAAGTTATCCATAATCCCTCCGCTGCTTTCAAAACTGATCTTCAGGACGGTTGGCGTGACATGGATGGACGGACTGGTTGGCAACGTAAGTATGCCGAGCTATACCGGCACAGCCGTTGGATGGAAGAGTGAAGTTGCCGCAGCCGATGACGGATCAGGTACTTTCGGTGAGGTTGATCTCAGTCCTAAGAGGCTCACTGGCTACATTGATGTCAGTAAGCAGTTTCTTTTACAGGACAGTGTAGGAGCCGAGCAGTTGCTTCTGAGCAATATTGCCGATGCTGTTGCACGAAAGCTGGAAAGCACCATACTTGGTGTGGCTGCCGGATCAGCTACTCAACCGCAGGGTATGGGTTACAAGATCACTACCGGAGCAGATACACAGCTCGCAGGTGCTGTTCCTACCCATGCTACTCTGGTTGCACTGGAGACAGCTATTGATGCTTCAAATGCTCTTCAGGAGAACCTTGCATATATCACCAATGCAACTGGA